AACCAATGTAGTTGTACTCGTAGATGTTAACGCCCCTAGTAGAAACGCCCACCTGTTTAACATTCTGCTTAGAGCGGCGGTCACTCATAAACGCGAACGCGAGAATAGCGGTGGAGGCTAACGAGCCTACTGTCTGATAAGTTTGAGCTTTGCTTTGTGCCCGTGCTGACTCATAAGCGTTTTTTCGAGAAGTGGCATCAGCTGCTGCCGAGCCTAGTTGGCTTTGAGATGATCTGTTAATTCCTTGCCCAATGTTAATCAGGTCAGCTAACGTGCGCTGGTTAGTTTCTTTTTGGGCAATACGAGCGTCATTTACAGACTGTATTCGACCAAGTGTTGTTCCGCGCTGTAACGCACGTTCCTGTTCTCGTCTTTGCATCGGTGTAAGGTTGGCACCGTAGCGCTGCTCATTACGAGATGCGACTCCCGACATAAGTGCTGAAGCAGTAGCAGAGTCCTCTTTAGCTGCGTCGATCAAACTCGTGTCGTTCTGAGCACTTTGAATTAGTTCGTTTTCAAATGCCCCGTAGTTACGTTGGTAATCTAAAAACTCTTGGCGGGTAATATTTGCATAGATGGCATCTGGGTCTCCGCCGACATTGTTGACGGGGTTGTTGTAATAGCCACCCGAATATATAGCTGCTTCACCAATGTTACTGAAGTCGACATCTGCCAACCCCGCGTTATACTGTTGAGCAGGCGGTTCTTGTTGGACGGGCGCGTTGTTCTGCGCTTGTGAGGGCGCAGCGCTAGCGAACAGTTCTTCTTCGTTGGGTTCAGCTATAGACATTTATTCTTCCTCCTCTGGAGGCGGCTTTTTAGCCTTCTGATATGGCTGGGGTGCTCCGTACATACTGCTGATGAAACGACCAAAGTCGCCTTTACCGAACAGGCCTTTCTCTGCCCCAAGAATCATAGTTGCGCCAGCAATCTCACCCAACGCAGAGTTTCTTGCTGACCTTTTTGTTTGTTTAGCTTGTGCTCTTGTCAGCGCGTCAGACGTAGCTAACCTCGATGCCTGTGCCATCCCAGACTGCGCGTCTGCAGCTTGGCCTGTCGCCGTACCAAGTACGTTGGTCTTCATCTGATTCTGGATATCTTTACCTGATGCAGATGCTATCCCCAGCTGACCTTGCAGCGCTTTGGACTGATCACTGGCAATGTCAGAGACCTGAGTATTTGCGTAGCTAGGAGCAGAGGTAAGTGCTTGCATCGTGTCAGCGTTTGCGCGTCCACGCAGTTTTTTAGTGCTGTCCTCACTTTTTGACTCATCTCGCATGTTCTGGAGCAAAGGGTCATACACCCGCTTAAACTTCTTGTACTGCTGCAGAGCAACGTTAGCAGACGCTTTCTCCGATGCTGAGGCTTGATAATCCTGCTTCTTAGGTGAACTGCCCATAAACATCCTTCGTGTAAACAATTGTGTCTAACTGCCAACCCTGAGAAAGAATGTAGTCCTTTAGCTCGGGTACGGCAGACCTAACTTCCAATTTCGTAAACCCACCTAACTTTGCTTGCTTTATAAAAAAGTCTTGGTGTAGCGCTACTAAATTCATACCCCGCTTTTTTGCCCACGCTAGCCAAACCAACATCGTGCGCTTACCAGTAAAAATGTCAGTCTCACCTGTCGTAACAACCATCCCGTCTTCTGTCGTCCAAAGGGTGGCTTGTCCTTGGGCGCATGCTAGGTATACATCAGCGGCTGTGTAAGTAAGCTGCGGATTGTCAGCTAGTATTTCTTCTATCGCTGGCGCAACCCAATGAATGTTATCTTCAATGAGCGACTCGACAGGGTTATCCGCCGTTACCATACCTTCTGCGCCTTGTTCGCCAAGCTCCTGCTCCACCATAGTTCACCTTCCTTGCTACGCCCGTATCTGCACCACGCGCTCTTCTTTCTGCCGAGACAACGCTCTCAGCGAATAAGTTCGCGTACACTTGTGCGCCTCTCAGGTCAGTCCAGTCTTTATTAGGGATACGTAAAATGCGAAACAAAGCGCCGTTTATAATAGCGTCTCTGTAGTCGTTCATTACGTCATCGTCGCAGGCAGTACTAGAGTGTGTCGGTTTTAATACAGCACGCACTATCGTACTCGACACTGTCGTAGACGTAGGGACGGGTGCCATCCAAAACAGTGCTGAACCCTGTTGTATGTAGTACTTGGGTACGCCATTGCTCTCTCGCCATTTAGGCATACGCTGTTCAAGCAAGGCCGATGTTATTGGCTCGACATCCTTTCCAAGATGAGTGACCCACAATATCTTCTGGACTGATGTGCCAGTTGGAGGTTCAAGGTCATACTCGTAAATACCGCCGACAGTAGTGACAGGATCGAGTTCTGCCTGATAAATACTAGCGCGTTCACACAGTTCAATAACCGCTGAACGGACGCTGTTCCTCACCAGTGTATCGGGACATCCTGATACCATAGGGAGTATGTCGGGTAGAAGCGCTTCATAACTAATCGCCATGCTTTATACCGCCGCTGGTCTACGTTCCATATTTGGGTTAGTGAGTGCGTCAATTTGCCCCTTGCCAGTAACCGAAGCTGTAAACAATTGGAAGTGGCTAGATGCACGTTGCGCATTGCCTGCAAACTCTGCGTCTTTCATGTAAGCCATGTACAAAACATAGTTCATAATCGCGTTGGCAAAGATGTCAGGGATAGAAAGATTGCCTGACTGTGCAACAACAGCAGGGTTGGAGGAATAGATAATCTCCAAGTAAGCGTTGCCAGCTACGCCAGGATAGACGTAGAAATTACGGGGGTTAGCCTCGTCGTAGATGTAGTGCTTCACAATAGTTGTGTGAGCAGCATCGCCAGAAACAGTCGGGTCATGCCAGTCTGGCGTTTGTGCATCGAGCACCTCTCTGTCGACTAAACGAACAGATCGTTTTCCCGTGCCATTACTAGCGGCAGACATATTACGTACAACCTTGAGCAGCCTGTTGCCACCGCTAGGGATGTCCTGTTTGGTGCCAGTCGCTAACGTAATGGTCGCGTTGGTCGCAGAGGCATCGGGCTTTAGTAATGCAATCTCCCGTTGAGCGTCGTTAATCCACAGTACTAATTCAGCTACTACTGGCCATCTAACGCCTGTTGTGTCTTGAAGTACTGTCTGCGCTCTGTCAATAACGCTTTGAACTGTGACTGCCATGATATTTACCTATGAGTTTAATGCTATTTCCCAAGCAGACTCGCGTTCTTCTGCTCGGATAGTTCTGCCAATCATTTCGTTAAGCACGGCTGCTTTAGGTGTGCCGTCGTTCTTAAACGAGTCAGGGTCTGCGGTTTCGATAAGCTGTTGCAATGCCTCTACAACATCTGTGCTTACCTCTTCAGCAACCTCTTCAAATTCAGCAACCTTCTTAATAGTTTCTTCGACGGTGCTAGTACCGTACTCTTTAGCGCCCATCTGAATAGCTAACAATCCAATCTCTTCAGCTATTTCACGAGGGACGCCTGCTTCAAAAATTACAGCTGTCCCGCCTAATGTCGTCACTCGTAATGACTTGTCACTAACAATCTTCATGATCTATCCTTTGTTACCGTATAGTTTGCTTCAGCTCCACCGAGGAACGGTTTTTTTTACTTGCCGTTTCTTTAGTGGACTTTTCTTACTCGCAGACGCAGTGGGGCGTTTTCCTGACTTATTCCATTGGTTCATGTACCCCCGAAGAGACAGTCCTGTTTTGCTCAACTGTTCTCGCGTGACGTTTGCTTTGCCATCAGCGGTCAGCTTACTGCCTTTACCCGTAACCTTAGCTCGCTTAGGCTTTGCTTTTGTCTCAGCCTTCGTTTTAGGTTTTGGTCTGGCTTTTGCCTTGGGCTTTGTTTTTGAATAGCTATCCTCGCGGTCCTTTGTAGCAGTCTTTCGGCCAGCGGGACTGAGGTCGTACTTCTTATTGGGTGTAGCTTTCTTGCTCGCAGCAGGCTTTGTATCCTTTTTCTTACCGTCCCTCTTAGCATCGTACTTAGCTAATGCTGCCATTTTTTTCTTGTGTTTTTCAGAGGCCGATGTGGTCTTGGTAGCTTTAGGCTCTTTCTTTTTCTTACTCTTACTCTTACCACTACTAAAACCGAAGAATTCACTAAAACGCATGGTTGTCCCCTAAATAAAGAAATGCCCCCTCGGGTGAGGGGGCGATAGTCTTACTGTGCAGTGTCTAGGGCGATAACGCCGAAGTCCTGTACAGAGCCACTGATGTCGCTGTTGTACTTTGGCTTG